CTCCAGCTCCTTTCGGGCCTGTTGTTCAAGGGCTTGACGCGCTTGTTCACGCTGCGCTTTCGTCTGAAGGTCCCTAATTTGGGCGGGAAGATACTTGTCCTTCACCTTTCGCGCATCCCGCATATACTCCTTGACCTGACTCTTGGTATATTCGCGGCCATCAACTGAGATGGCAACGTCCGTCGAGGCTAGGTGCTCGGAGTCATCCAGAACACGTTCTGCCCATTCAATCACTTCCTCCGCCTGCTTGAACTTGGCCTGAATTTCTTCGGGCTTGTTCAGCGCGGCAATCTCTTTCGGGATTGCGGGCTCGCTTTCGAGCAAGGGCGACGGCTTCTGACTGATTAGCTGCGCAAGCTCCTGCTCACGCTGGGCCAGTCGTTCCTCGGCCACCTTGCGCTTCGCGGTAAGTTCCGCAACGCGTTTCAGCAGGCCCGACTTGCCCTTCTGGGACAACTCTACTATGTCCTCATCAGACAACTCATCAAGATTAACCTTAGAAAGAACATCCTTGTCTTTGGCTTCCTCCTTGGACTCCTTGGCTTCGCTCTGCTTAACCTCCGCCTTGGGTTCCTCGGGCTTGGCTTCTGACTCGGCCTCTATTGCCTCCTTGGCTGGTTCCTCCGCTTTCGGAAGTTTAGCCTGAAGGGCAAACACACGTTGGGCGGCAAACTCCTCCCCCGTGATGGACTTTTTTTCCACTACTTCTTTAACGTCTGTAGCGTTGGACGCGATTTCACTTGGCATATTTTGGTTCAACCTCTACAACGCCGGGTCGCTTGCGTGGCGTTATTTTAGCACAACCTTGCCCAAGTCCCTATCGGTAGAAGTAGGTGGCGGCGATTACGTCCTCAATCGCCCGCAAATTGCGCCAGCGACGCTTCTCATCTTCCCTGAAATCTTCCTCCCGCTTAATCGGCTCCGAGGACAGGATTTGCCGCACGGTCTTACGCCTGCCAGAGGATTCCTCCAAGAGCAGCTTGTAGGCTTCCTCTAGGTTGAGAACCCCATCCCCCTCCTCAAATAGCAGGCGTATAATCACGGCCAATTATACGGTATCAAAGCCCTTGTCCCAAAGCAGCATCAGCCGGTCAAAATACGCCTGATACTTGGGCGCAATGGCCTCAATGGAATAGTTGTAAACCGCCCGCTTGCGAATGTAGGCATTGTCGAGCTTGGGCGCGTCCTTCAGGGCCTTGGCGAACTCCCCGAGGTATTTGCAGCGGTAGCCGGTCTTGCCGTGCTCCACCGTCTCCACGAAGCCGCCGAAGTCCGTGCTAACTACCGGCGTTCCACACATCTGCGCCTCCACCGAGATGCTACCGAATGGCTCAACGTAGGTGGTCGGGCAGATAAGGACGCTAGCGCGGCTCATGTAGTCGTTGCGTTCGTCCTGACTGACCGCCCCAACGTATTCCGCGCCATTGGTGACAAGCGACTCGTCGCCGTGGCCGATGACCTTCAGCTTCACGCCTGCAATCTCCGCCGCCTTACACGCCGTCTCCAGCCCCTTCTTCGGCACCAGCCGCCCAACGTAGAGCGCGAATGGCTCCTTGTCCTTGCGATAGACAAACTCCTCGGCGTCGAAGAACAGCGGGATGGTTTCGTCGAAGAACCGCCCATCCCAGTTCCCGGCGAGCCCGTTGGACATTGCCCGCCAGTATTGGCTCTCGTAAACCCGGTAGTTGGCGAACTGGCTGACGTAGCCAATCGAATACTCAATCGTCATTAGGTCGGGATGCGCCTTGGCAATCGGCTCCTGACTGCTGCCGCCAATCGTGCAGATGAAATCGCGGGGTTGCTTGCGCTTTCCAATCTCCACAATCGTCCGGTTGTTGGCAAGGGCCCACAGCGGGTAGCCCTTGTTGTCGAGAGCAGCATACTGATAGGGGATACCGTCGAGTAGCACCTTCTGCTCCTCCTTCTTTATGACCGTCACCAACTCGTCACACGGGGCCTCGTTCTCCTCAGAAGCATACAGCGTAACGTGGTGGCCGAGTCCCTTCAGCAGCCGCGCAAAGCGGATTGTCGCGGAACAGAATCCGTCGAGTGAGTAGGCTTTGGTGGTTTGGACGTTTGGTAGTGCCAGCAGGTGGAATCTCATTAGACGTAGTTTTGTAGGCTTGTGGCAATGACCTGAAAAGTCCACACGCCCGAAGTGCCCGGATTTACTGAGAGCCCAACCTGCGTGCTTGCCGGTGTGGAGTCAAAGCTGGTGGAAAGTGCCTGTCTTTGCAAGCCCTGAGCTACGTTTAACATTCCCGCTGTCGTTCCCGAGTGATATAGCGACCACTTAGACTGGACAACCGTAGTTGCGCCCGTCGCCCTAACCACCCCAACAACCTCAAAGTGACCCATATCGGATGCCGCTGTCTGGGCGGAACCCGTGACCGTGCAGCGGGCCGTATCGGTTACGGTTGCACCCGTGCCAAAGCGCATATTGAATGTGGGAACAGCCGTTCCCGCCGCCGTTTTCGTTGCGCTAAGAATCCATCTGACGGTAGTTCCAACCTTGAGGCGATTTACAACCGTCAGGTTGGAGCCTGTCAGGTAGGTGTCCGTGGCGTTGGCTACAACATCCGTCGAGTTGGCATTACCAAAGCCCGTGGATGAACCCGTGGGCCCAGTGGGGCCAGTAGGCCCTGCCACGGTGCTATTTGCCCCTGTCGGCCCAGTTGGGCCCGTGGGCCCCGTAGGTCCCGCAACAGTCGAGTTTGCCCCTGTCGGGCCGGTAGGCCCTGTCGGCCCAGTCGGGCCTGCAACCGTCGAATTAGCTCCCGTAGGCCCAGTGGGGCCCGTGGGCCCCGTGGGGCCTGCAACGGTGGAAGCGGGGCCAGTGGGGCCCGTTGGGCCAGCAACCGTGCTATTGGCACCCGTTGGGCCAGTCGGCCCCGTAGGCCCTGTGGGCCCGGCAACCGTAGAATTGGCTCCTGTCGGCCCGGTGGGGCCCGTAGGTCCAGTGGGCCCCGCGACAGTAGAATCAGCCCCCGCAGGCCCCGTAGGCCCTGTTGGGCCAGCCGGACCAGCAACGGTAGAGTCGGCACCCGCAGGGCCGGTGGGGCCTGTCGGGCCAGCTACCGTAGAGGCGGGCCCTGTAGGCCCCGTTGGGCCCGTGGGCCCTGCCACCGTCGAATCCAAACCGTTCGCGCCCGTGGGACCGGTAGGCCCCGTGGGCCCAGTCGGGCCGGTGGCAGCCACGGCAATGATATTCGCCCAAGTGGTGCTAAGCGAAGTGCCCGCACGGGTAACGTAAAACTGGTCAGTTACCTGCGGAGCACCAGCATCAGGCAGCTCAGATAGCTTCTTGTCTGCCATGTTTTACTCCTCTGCTGTGACAACGGTTTCAATCACATTGTCATCCGAATCGTAATAATGCTTAAAAGTCAACCTCTTTGGGTAAGGGATGCTGATGTTGGGATTGACGCTGACGCTCGGGGCGGCCACCGAAACACTCGGAGCCGCCACGCTGACGCTCGGGGACGAGACGTTCACCTTGGGCGGATTCACCGTCACATTGGGCGCGGCCACATTGACCACGGGGGCCGCGACGTTCACCACCGCCGAGTCCATTTTGAAGTCAGGCTGCGCCACGTTCACAATGGGGGCCGGAATCTCAATGCGAGCCGCCTCCACCGTCACCTGCGGAGCCGCCCCTGCCTCCACATTGACCACCGGAGCCTTCTGCTCCGCAATGACAAGGGCCAGCGCATCAAGGCGGCGGAACAACTCCGCAATCAGGATGTGCTGCCGCTGTATCTCCTTTTCGGAAGGGTTGGGCTGCGTGGCAGCCAAAGCCCCCTGCGCCTGCATTGCGGCAGAGCGGGAGGCCATCATTCCGTCAAGGCTATATGGTTTCATTTCTGGAGTCTGCGTTCCTGTATTGTGTCCCAACCACCCATGCGTAGCACATCATCCACCTGCAACAGCCGCCCCGTGGTCTGCTGAAGCTGCTCGGTGGGCAGGCCGTGAAGCGACTGCAAAATCGCCTCCTTTTGGAAGTTCAGGTCTTCCAAGAAGGCGACGAAGTCATCCACATGGCTCAGTCGCTCAAGTGCCTTTGCGTCCATCTTAGTAGGCGTAACAGAGCGGGCCCTTGTCGGCGGTAAAGGTCGAGCCGGGGGTAATGTCCGTCACGGTGCCGAAGGTTTCCGCCTCGCTGCCTGCAATGAACTTGCTGCCGGGAATCGGGTAGGTGCGGAACTTGGCCGTGGTGCCATTGAAGGTCAGGCCGACATAATAACGGCCAGCCACAGCGGCATAGGTGCTCAGGAAGGCCACCGATTGAATCTGCGCAGCCGTACCAACCACCGCGCCAGCAAGCGCACTATTGGCGAGCACCGCGCCAGAGCTGCTATAAAGCGAAGCGATAACGCTGTCCGTGCCGCCCACGCTGCCCACCTGATAGGCAACGCCCGTTAGGGTCTTGTTGTAGGGAACATTCAGCTCCACGAAGTAGGTGGTTCCATTGGTGCAGGCCGAGTCGGTGCCAGCCGTGGCAAGCTGCCACAGGCCGCCAGCCGCAGGGACAATGGTGGGAACAATCACGGGCTCGGCGTTCTCGGAGCCTTCGCTGACCACCCAACCGGACTCGCCGCGCACAATCTTGGCGGTGGAGCCGCCGCGCAGGGTGTAGGTGCTCGCGCCGTCAATCGTCTGCCCGCTAAACGCCGTAAGCGTCAGGTCGGCGGCAGAAAGGTTGCGAAGCGTGATGGAGTCCCGCGAGTTGTAGCTCGGGAGAGTGTAAGCCGTCTCACTCGTAAAAGAGAAGATGGATTCGTTATTAACGTAGTCTGTCTGGATGCTCATGGGGATTAATTACTGGTTAGGGTTTGGGTAGGAACTGCGCCCATAGAGGCAGGGGCGGTGCCAATCTTTCCAATCTGGGCGTTCTGGGCTTGCTGCGCTTGGAAGGAATACTGCTTCATGTATTTCTCCAGACGGCCCTTGAAGGACTCGTCAGACTGGAGACGCTGCATGACGTCGGGCTGCTGAACATACTGCTGGATGGTCTGCATGGCGACTTGGTAGCCATTGGGACGCGCACCCACCTCAATGCCCGCATAAATCTTGCTCAGGTCATCCGTCACCTGCTTGACCACCTGCTGCTGCGCCTGCTCAACCGGACGAAGCACGGCGTCTGCCATGATGGGATTGATGGATGCCGCCGCGATGCCGATGAGGGAGTTAATGTCCATCACACCGTTCTTGTCAAGCTGCGTGAGGCTCACCATCGCCTGCAACTGCTGCTCCAGACTCTCGGGGTCATTGTGGAGGATGTTGAAGTCGATGTTGATGTCAAAATCCTCATCAGGGTTGCCTTTGCTGAACTTCTGAGGGTCGGGCACGCCCGTCACGCGAAAGAACACCTCGTCAGGGCCGAACCGCTGGTAGCACTTGAAGGCCAGCCGCAGAACGTCGCGCACATGGTAGAGGAACTTGTTGACGTAGTTCTGCTGCTTCACCTGCGACAACGGACTCTCCAGCGTCAGGCCCACCAAGCTGTCGGCCTGCGCAATCTGAATGGTCTCCATCTCCACGCTGCCGGGATTGTAGGTGGGGGTGGGGCCAAACTGGAACTCGCCTTGGCGGCGATAGCTCACGAAGGCACCGGGAGCCCACGACGATGGGGCGTTGCCCACGGGGTGCATGACGGGCGGCAGCGTAGCCATGCTGTTGCGGTCAATGCGGCTGTCGCGCTCCACCTTCACCTGATTCTGGAGGCCCTTGAGCAACTGCGGGAAGCTCTGCACATCGTAGAGCCGCTTGTTGTCCTCAGACAGCTTCGTGACCACCACGGGGTAGTCCTCGTAGCCGTTCATCAGCTCATGCTTGGCGTGGTCGGGAACCTCCGTCTTGCCCACCACATCCTTGTGGAAGATGGTGCAATAAATGCCCTCGGCGTTGTCCTCGGGGTCAATCAGGCGGCGGTAGCCATACACAATCTCAAACAACTCACCCTCGTTCTCGCTCTCCGAAACACTGGTGCGCGTTCCAACGGACTGCTCTCTCTTGACCACCGAGCCGGTCTTGCAGTGTTCGATGACGTAATCTACCCATTCCTCATCCCATCCATCGGTGCTTATCTTGTTCCTGAGTTCCTGCGCCGTCATTGGAACGCGCCAGAAGCAATAGGGTGCTTGCTGCGGGTCGGTGGTGTATGCAGGAAAGAGAAAGTCGCCATCGGCCCCCAAGGCGCACACCTTCGGGCGGTCAACGCTGCGCTTGACAATCGGGAACTCGGCCACGCCGCTCTTGCGCAAATCCTTCAGAATCTTCTTGGCCGTCTTGTCCTTGAGGCTCTTGAACTGCTGCTTGAGCAGCTCAATCAGCTTGGCGTCGTCGGCCCCCTCAAGGATGATGCGCACCAAGTCGGGAGAAAGCTGCGCAAGCTGGTCAAGCGAGAGCTTCTGCTTGAAGATGCGGTCTTCCCGCTCCCAACCCACATACGTCACCATGATGCCGCGCTCCAGCAGGTAGTTCGCCCCAAGCTCCATCTGGCGGCGGAACTGCGGAATGTAGGTCGTGGACATCCATTTCAGGAAGGAACTGACCACCGCCGAGCGGCCTGCATCGCTGGCTTCCACGGGGTAGGCGCGAATGTTCGCCCGCTGCAGGGAGGACATGAACAACGCCACATAGGAGTTGATGCGGTCATTGATGATATGCGCCTCGGTGTCAGCCGCCCCGTCCCACGGGAACGCCTCGCTGCCATGCTTGCGCATATCCTTGCTCTTGCCCGGCCAGATGTTGCGCCGCTGGTCGTAGCTGTCGCGGCAGTCGTTGGAGAAAACCGTAAGGTCACTCACCGTGCGCTCATAGGCCACCCGCAGTTCCTTTACATTCGGATTGTCGGAGGTGTAGAGCAACGCCTCTTGCGGCGTGTCGGTGTCTTCAATGTCCTTATTTTTCATTTAGAATAGGGGGCGGATTTTCTTGATGATGCGGGTGTAAAGAGAGTAGTCTGCCCCCACGGCGTTTTCCAATTCAACAGCACTCATCTCCTGATACTCCGCTCGCAGCGAACGCTGTAAAATCTCGTAGCCAAGCATCCGGTCTAGGTGCTCGCCCAGCCACTTCTCGTTAAGCGTTGGGTCGCGCTCTTTGGAGGTCATGGCGGTAGGTTGTGCCTTTGTCATCGGTGATGGCCTCAATGGGGATGCGCTTGCCAATCAACGCACCAACATGTCGGCGCGAGATGTGGACAAGTTTCTTACCTTCAAGGTTGTCTATTTTAGCATACACCCACGTTGGGTTGCGACAAGGGCCGAGAACCACCCCGCGCAGCTTGTCGGCCAAGGCCATCGGGGCCTCGCGGGCGAGCGAGAGGATGTCCACGGCCTCGGGCGAGAACCATGTGCTTTTGCCCTTACCCGTCACCCCATCGGTCAGTTTGCTTGACGCGAGGGCGAGCGTCTCGTCCACGGTCAGGCCAAGTTTCTTTGCAACGTCCTTAACATTCGTTTTCAATAGCCACCTCTCCCTGTTGATTGTTTCCCTAAATGCTTCTCGCCCACATACCGGATGCCGTCAACGCAGGCATAGCGCACAACGTCCACGGGGTCCTTCCATGCCTCGTCCGGCCCCTCGTCGCCGTTGTATTCGGACAACGCGCTGATGATGTTCTCGCACCGCTCCGAGATGTAAAAATGCGGGCGGTTGAGCCCATCAATGGGGGAATCCTTGCGGTAGGCCATCTTG